TGCACTTGTCAAACCTTCACCAATAAGAGAACCTGCGTTTTTGTTAGCCAATATTGCAGTATAACCAGCATTCTTATTTCCAGATGGAGAAGTTGTTGGTGTTATTGGGAATTGACCCGATGTTGTTTTAGCCGCTATTATAGTAACATTCAATGAAACTTGTGGAATTTTTGTAGTATTCTTTGGTAATGTAACCAATTTATACTTCAATACTTGAGTTTCATCTGGTGATGCTTCTAAAATAGGAGTAGCTTTTATTGATGCATCATAGTAAGCAGAACCCTTTGGGTGTGCTGCATCGTATAAAGCGTAATCAATTTCATCATCACCCAAAGCAAATTGTGTAATGTTTAATGATTGTCCGGATGCTAACTTCTCTCTTCCTTTTTTTGTAAGAATAGCATCAACAGTAATTGTAGTATTATCTAAATATCCCATATTTGTATTTTATATCATTAATAAATATATAATATATAATTTTTTACTTTTTTTTTAACTTTATTAATCAACAACCAATATCGGTTCGTTGTTAGGTCTTCCATTCTCATTAACACGTAGGATAGTAGGATTAGATACGAACTCTTCAACCGCTGCTCTACCATCAATAGTAGTTGCAGTTGTTTGTTTAGCACCTTTGAAGAATGTGTTTTCCAAACCTATGCTTCTATCTTTATTATATATATAGTGAGATTTTAAATATCCACTCGCAGTTGTGATAGAAACTATATTTACATCACTAGCTAATGAAGCAGTTTGGTATCCCTCTTGTAATATTAATTCTTGTGTAAAGACATCTGTTAATATATCTTCATAAATTGAGCCAGAAATTCCACCAACATTCATAGGTATTATCAAATCACTTCTACGAGTAACTACAAATCCTCTTACTTTTCTGGATTTATATGTACCATCATAATCTTCATAATTTAACCTAGCCCAACCATTGTCAAAATAAGTATTATATCCAACATCACTATATAATTCACCTACATTTACAATTGTACTGCCTAATAATTCAAATTCAGCCGTTAAACTTCCTGATATTATTCTAGTATCAATAGATGCGGTTTGATTGGTTTCGTAGTAATTATCAACCAAAACTAAATTATCTATATCTAATGTGTTAATTGTAGTTTCATAACTATCATTTTCAGCTTCTAATACATTTGATGTTGCTAAACTTAAAGATGCTTCGTAATTACCAAACTCACCAACCAATAATGTAGATGCAGTCAACATTAAATTAGCATCGTATATATTCACATCACCACTAATTAGTGTAGTATCTGTAATTACAATAGTAGTATCTGCGTTTGATGATGTATATTCGGTAGTTACCGGCCGTATTCTATGCTTACTTCTTTCTAATAAGTGTGGTGCTATTAATAAACCAGTTGTAGCTTTAACCCTTGCAGGTATCATCTCTTTAAGGTTTAGAAATAACGATTTGTCATAAAGACGAACTAAATTGATAAATTGATAAATATCTCTTTCACCTATTCTTTCAAAATAGTAGTTTCTTAAATCGGCTAAATCTTTGTAAGTGTCCTGATACTGGTCATCGTATGCCCCAATATAATCATCTATACTAACTCCACCAAATGATTTAGCAATATCCAAATCTAAATCTTTATTTGGAGAGAAAAATAATCCTAATCTATTGCTATCACGCTTTGATGTTTCGTATGCTTTTTTAGTTGAACGCGATTTGTATGATAAATCACTTATTAGAGTTTGGTCCTCAAATCTTACTTTGTTAGAACTATATCGAGATGCTCCTGAATTTGGTATTTCCAAACTAACAGTTCTATCTATAATTTCATATTGGTATGGATATGCTGCTATATTATTAAACCCACTTGCACTTACATATGTTTGATATGTATTTTTTGGTGCTACGTTTTTAACAGATGCCGTCAATGCCAAATTCTTTGGCCACTCAAAATCTAAACGAACTTGTAAATCGGTTGTAGATGCTGATATATGATTACCATTTATAGCTTCCGGATGCAAAACGTGTAAGTCAAATGCACTTTCACTCAATGCAGTATTCCACATACGGAACTCATCCATTTCACCTACATAATTACCACCCAATTGTATAGTTGAACCAGTATTCCAAGGAGCACTACCTATTCCAAACGAATAACTTCCGGATTTTATTATCCTATCCTTTTCACCATTTTTATAGTAAAGTGTGAATGTAGAATCAGTACCAATTGCTTCTCTATTTAATAATATACTATGGTAGTTTCCATCGTAGAATTGATATTGATTTGTTACATAGGTTACTGTTAAAGCAGGGGAACCTGATGTAAATGTTAATTCTAAACTACCAGATGTTTGTGAGGAATGATTACCCGGTACTAATGATAGTTTAAATGAACTACCCGAAACTAAAGTCATTCCACTACCAGAATACGCGGGTTTGATTCTTAACTCAATTGCGTTTGAACCACTCCAATTTGTAGTTAAATACGAACCGCTTATGAAATTTAAATTTGCAGTTTGTGTATCGTATATATATTTTGTAGACTCTAATGCATCATCGGTATCCGGTCCACCAAACTCTATAATAGATAAGTTAGAGTTAGCAATTCCATAGCAATTTAATAGAGCTTGAATACCACGCTTTGTACCTTTGTGTTTTAATAAATAAGGTAAGTTATTAGCAATTCTTCTCCAAATTGATTTGGTTCTTTGCTCTGGTGTATTTTCTTCAACTACATTCCCATCTGCATCTTTTCCAAATGCATATTTCCATAGTTGTTGATTTGAGTTTAGATTTTTTGCATCCCAACCAAATGATTTTAGATAATCATATAAGAAATCATCATGAATACCATAATCATTTGTTTCCGTTATGTTCTTTGTTTCGGCCATACCTTTTATGTAAGACCAAATAATATCAAAGTGATGACCAATCATATCTAAAAACAACAAATAACTATCATTATCACCACTATCTATAAGATGTAATGGTATATTGTTTTTTAATAAGTTTCTATTGTTTTTATCATAATTATCAGCAATAGATAACGTAGAGTTAAACCAATTAGTTGTTGTACCAGAACCAGTTGGTGCATACTGAACAATGTAGTTTCCATTTGCATCAAATGAACCAGTTGTAAATTTACCAGCAAATAAACCGACCTTTGGAAAATTTGAAACAGATGATGATACCACATAGTTTTCCCAACCATCAAATGCATTTAATAAATTTACTTTTTTTGTTTCATATGATGTTATTTCATTTATAATACTAACAGAGCCGGTAAATGTTTGTAAATGAAAAATCCTATCATCATAGTATTCTAATAATTCTTTTTTGTATTTAAAGTTGGCTAATCTTTCAACCGCCGAACTATATTTTACAAAATTATTAAAATCACTATAATCTATATTGACCTTATCTACCTCAAATAAATTATCGTATAAGTATTTATCAACAATTTGTTGTGATGATGTAGAACCGGAAAGAATAAGTTGGTCTAACGATTCAAACGATGTTGATTGTTCTTTAACAAAATCTACATCTATATCAAAATTAGGACCTCTTAAATATTTTAAATTTTGCTCACTTTCACTTGTTATTGTAATTGTTCTTACAATTGGCAAGGCCATTATTTTACTAATCCACAAACTATCATTTTTAGTAATAGTTGTCGGTAATGGTTCGTATAATTTTAAAACAATACTTCGTTGTATATCAACAGGTATTTGATTTCCTAATTCATCAATTCTAAAATTAGTAAATGTTGAATTATCTTCATCCCAGTTTGATATTACAATTTGTTTATCTTCTTTATCAAATTCAGCAAGATGATTTAAATACTTTGGAGTATCTTCTAAATTAAAATCAATATTACTAATTATTGAATTATAAAAATCTTGTTTTAATTTATCGGTTGAAATATAAAGAGGAGGCTCCGTTACTGATATTGTAATTTTAGTTTCATCACCACGAATAGCTTCCATTATGGATTGACCATTCACATTACTTTCATCGTATGGAACAAATATCAAATCAATTTTTGATGATGAATTTAAAGCGCCTTTGCTTTTTAAATCATTAAAATTAAAGTTTAATGTATCTGCTTTACCATACTTGCCAATTATATTTTTATCTTCCTCACTGGTGTGATATACAATTACATAATCTGCGGTATCTGAACGATATGTTGTACTAAATGGGTAATCTCCCAACGTATATGTTGGAATTGTTATTGAATCTGGAAAATCTAAATCGTTAATTAATGGTACATCATATCCTTCACTTAAATTTATGGTAGTGTAGCCAGGATTTGGTGCATCTCCAAACACACTATTAGTTGATATAAAAGCAACTTTAAATGAACCAATGTTATTATTAAAATCAGCTTTTAAATCTAATGTAATTACCTTATTTTCGTATATACTACCAGCAGTAGCACCAATTACTCTTTGAGCAAACGGAGTTTTAACAATAACACCTTCTGCATTTCTTATTGCAATTGGTACTTGTATCGTTTGTGTTTTATATTTTGAACGTAAAGTTGTACCTGAAATTTTAAAATTAGGCTGTAATGAATCGACTTGAACACCAGCGATTTTGTTTTCGCTTGGTTTCAAATCAACCATAACATTTATGTTACGGATTAATTTGTTTGATGGTATAATCAATCTACCATCTCTAAATCCATCTGTTGTAAAATTATCATCCCCGGCATAAGCCCATTTTAATCCAACTAAATCATAGTTACCAGTATTTGATACTGAAAATGAAACATCCCGTAATTCTCTATTGTCGGTTGTAATAGTAGCACCATCATCTGTTTTTAATAATAATGGTGATGATAAATCTGCACTATCAACTCTAATGTTAAACGGAGATTGTCTATAATTTGTTACAAATCCAAATTCTTGCTTTACTGTATAGGTTGTTCCACCAGCAATAGTTTTTGATTTGGTTTTAGTAGATGGGGGATTTTGAATTACCTGATATTTATAATTTAATTCAAGAGTTGCTGGTGTTTTTGGAAAAAATATTGGTTCTTTTGGCGTACTACCCTCTACTTCATTTAAAACCAAACCATCACCGCTTTTACCAATTATAAATCTATTTAAAATGGTGTATTTATTTGTATCATAATTTGGAAAAATTATTGTACTATCATTTAATTTATCTAAATTAAATTGAGTAGTACTACCCTCTTCTACGATTTGACCATTTATAGTGTAAGTTGTAGTTCCTTTTGATACTGAATTATTTACTACCTTTACATTGATTGTTTTAACTGGACGGGTGATTGGTACATCTACATTTTTACCAGCGTTGTTATCTAAATAATTTATATTAACAACATCTTTCATTAATTTATCAATAGCGGTTTGCGATGATAAATCTTGCGTAGGATTGGTTGATGATATAACCTCCCTAGAACCATCAGCTCTTGTTAAAGTAATACCACTTTGTATTGGCCCAATAGTATCACTACCCAACATTGTGAGTGGATTTATATTACCAATATTAGCAGCTATACCTGCCGTCAATGCGGCTTGGCCTTCGGCGGTGTTTATACCACCAGGAGCATTAAATCCTTCTACGATTTTTGCCAAATCAGCTATCATCTGTGCGATGCTGGCTTCGTATGTATCGTAGGGTATTCCCAATTTATCCGCTTCCGCCTTTTGCTCTGGTGTTAAAGCCATTTTGTATTATTTCTTTACTATAATTATCACTTTTTAGGATTTTGGGTTTCTATCCTATGAGGTGATTGATGAATCAATAAATAAATCATTACTTCTACCACCATCGCCTGCGCCTCCACCTCCTCCGCCAGACGAAGTAGTGGTTGTTGGAGCTGCTGCTCTTGTAGGTGTGGTTATTACTTCTCCACCACCACAACCAGCTCTTGCATTCTTTGTAACATTACCATTAACAGTTCCAACATTTGCACAAACAATTCTATTTCCTCTGGCTGGAACTACCATAGTCAATAGTGTTGCGTTAGGACCAACATTATATGTTACGGTCTGGTCACTATCCGTTTCATTATCTAACGTATAGTAGAATTGAGATGGTGATATAGAAGTGGATGTACCTTGTGGTATTACTGGTTCTAATGGAATTACTGGAGGGCCGATTGGTGCGCCTGGTGTGAATCCATAATCACTTGTTTCAAATCCTGGATTTATTGCCTCTGGTGGTTTTCTACCAGGTATTACATCTGAAACCAAAACAGTTCCCGCAGGTTCTCGGTATATAGTTGGTGGAACATATGGTTCTCTACGTGGCTCTTTATCTTGTGGTAACTCTTTCTTTTTCTCTTCTTCGTATATAACTCTATCCGCTAATTTAGTTGTTGTTCTATTTGTTTGGTTAGGATTTACGCCGGTGGAATCTTGTATAGATTGTAATTTAGTAACTGAATTATATCCAGTATTTAATAAAGATTGTAATTCTTTCGATGGTCTATATTCACCAATTACTTCTTTAAATAACAAACTATATATTTTTTTAGGAAGTCTTTCAATATTATATTCAACCGAATCGTGTAATCTATTTTCTATAATTAGTCTAAATTCTGCAGTTGATACAAAATCATCTAAATCAATTGTAGCACTTATTTGTTGCCCATAATCAACCGAACCCAATCTAAATTGTTTTCCATTGATTTCATTTATAACCGATTCACGGAAATTTACATAAACTTTATTTTTGAAATTCGTATAACCATCTGGTCCACCGAAAATAAAGTCTTTGTTTATTACTTCAATATATTTTGGTCCAAAAGATGATATAAAATAATCATCTATAAGTGTTGATATGTTTAATTCTATTTTATCTAAAAATGCTTGTATTTCTTTATAAGATTGACGAAGCTCAACTACGTTATCCATAAAAGAATAATATCTATCTTCCAAATCCACATTAATACTGCTATCGGAGCCTAACAATGGTAATACTCTAATTTCAGTTCGTGATGGTGATACTTCATGTATCCAAACTCTTTTCTTTTTATTTTCGTTTCCTACATAGTTTTTAACAAATGCAAAACTTACTCTAAACTCACCATTTCCATATCCTGCGTCAAATACCAATTTCTCAACATCAATTTCAAATATTTTTTCACCAGTTGTTGTATCTAATGACTGTTTTAAATATTTGAATAGTTCATCTTTGTGGATATATCTAACTTTAACACCATTAGTTTGTTCTAATAGATTATTTGAAATATCATATAAACGGAACTCAATAGCATCATTTTTTGATAATCCAAAATCATCTACACTTTTAGCGGATGTTTTAAATATATTTAAATCAGCAGGTTTTATTAGTTGAGCAGTTTGCTCTAACTCCTGATTTATTTTTTCGATATTTTTAAAATCTTTTATTGCCATTATTAGTATGCTAAATTTCTTTTACTCATTGTTTGATTATATACATAATAGCAATATTTCTTACCAACATTATGAATAATTTTTCCTATGAAATTATCATTAGGTAATTCACCCATCTCATATGCCATATGTTCTGTCCAAGGTTTAACTATCGTATAAATCCATTTGGTATATTTAGGTTTTTCTTTCATAAACTTAACCACATCCTTTGCCCACATCATATAACCTAATACTAATTTTGGTTCTTTATCAAACATCATATTACCATATCGTTCATCCGCATTCCAAATGTGCTGTGGTAAATAACCTTGATTATATAGTTCGTTACAAATAATTTTCTTTTTCTTTGTTTTAGATAATTCCGATTGTATTCTTATAGATTGTTCAGCTGCTGCTCTAGCTTGCGCTTGTGAATTTGAAGTCTGTGCTTCTGCTAACGCCCGTTGCGAATCAATTAACGATGATTGAACGGATTCCAATGAAGCACCTGCCGCTTTTACCAAATTATTTAAAGTATCTATTTGTTTTAATAAAGCAGTTTTTTGTGCGGTTAGACCAGATGTTTCGGCTTCCAATCCCGTTCGTTCCGCATTTTCTGAAATTGATTTTTGTATAGCAGTTGATAATCCTGTTCTCAATTCACTAACTATATTATTTTGTGCTGCCAAATTGTTTTCTAAATTTGCATTTGTTATTTTAAGGAAATCGTTTGAAACGTACAATGAACCACTATCCGAAGTTTTTTGATTTAATTTTTCTGTTAAATCTGCTATTTCAGTATTTAAATTTGTAATTTCTCTATTTAATTCCGCATTTAATTCCACCTCCGCATCATATATTGGCTTTGGTACTAAATCTAAATTTGGAGTTGGTAATGGTTTAATTAATTCCGTAACCTTTGTATCAACAGATTTTTCAACCTGAATACTATTTAAGTCATCGGTATATAATTTAGTTGATAGTGTTTCGGATAAGCTATCACTATAATTTATATTTGTTCTATCTATTGCCATTATTTGATTATTTCAAAATCACCCAATTCAAATTCTTCTTCGTTATAATCTTCAACAACTTTCACCATTAGATTATATACTCTACCATAAGCAAAATTAGTAAAGTCTAGACGAATGATATTACTATCTGTTCCTACTAATACTTTTGAATTTACATCGTATGGTACAATTGTTTCTTTTGTAATCGTATCTTTTATAGTATAATAACTTTCTGTTGGTAATTTATATCCAGTTTGATATTCAAATGTTGGATAAACATTTCCAGATGTTATCGGGTTAAATTGTTTAATTGGATATAACTCTCTCGCTAATAATTTTATTTGTACTTTTTGTCCTAACTTGTATTGGTTTTTTAAATTAGATGAATAAACTCTATATTGTCTAGTACCAACAGCTGCTAAACTACCTGTTGATGGTGATGTTTCTTGCCAACTAATTTTTAATTTTGGTTGGTAGATGGTATTTGTTTCTTTTGAGAAAAACTTTATAGAACCATAATCAACTCTATCTTCTTCTGCTTCTGAATTATATTTGATAATTAAGCCATTGTTAGCATAACTACCACTTAACCAAACACGAAGTTGTTGTGTAATATCAAAAGTTACATCACCTAACTCATATGAGTATGTATTACTATCAGCTGATTGTGTGTGCCAAGTACCACCATATCCAGTCCAAGAACCAGTTGTTCCAGCAGTAAAAGATGCGGTAATACCATTTATATCATCATTCCATATAGATGTTGTATCATCACCATTACGATAAATCCAAGTTACACCATTTGTAGATATTTTATCAAAACGAGTACCAGTACCATTTTCCCAACTCTGTGAGATTGGGTATGCTTGTAATGTAATTGTTGCGGGTATTTCATTTGCTTCTGCTAACTTTAATTCTAACGATGCAGTAAAAGAACCGGATGGAATTTCACCACTAGCTACACTACGAGATATGGCAGTTAAATCAAACTTTATTAAAGTTCTAGCAATATCTTTTGTATCACCATAGTATTGTTTAGATACTTCTAATATCTCATCAATACCAGTATTTTGGTATGGTTGTTGTAAGTATATACTTGCATCCGATGATGCTGTGTAAAATATGTTCATTATAGTGCTCTTCCTTTAATATCTGTGTTTGGAAATTTAATTTCAAAGATTGCAGGGTCTAAAGATGGATAAACCATTTTGTTACGAGTTGCCTCTTTAATGTTGTAAGCGTATGTAGAATAATTACTACCTCTTAAATTTACAACTTCCACATTTTGAACGGAAGATACACCATCTATATTTGCTATTTCCAATTCAATCTCACTTAAATTTATAGGTTCGTTCATTTGCCATTTTGTAATATCAAAATAGTTTATTAATGCTTGATTGGCTTTTAATAAAACTTCTCGTTTATTGTAGTTGGAAAATACTGTAATCTCATAGTTTATACCAATATTAATAACAAATCCATCTAACATATTAACCGCATCTGTCAACATTCTATATTCTTCTAAATATGTTTTTAGATTTTGTCTAACTGCATCATTTAGTGTGGTGAGGTTGCCATTAACATCATATCCCAAAAGATACATATTGATAGCAAATGGATTATTAAACTCCGCGTTTATAGATTTTTGTTGTAAAATATATCTTTCAATCTGGTCACCTATTTCCGTATCACTTTTACCTACTGATGATTTTACTAAATTTAAAAATTGTTGCCTAGCAGTATCATCTCTTAAAACCGATTGTACCTTTGTATCATCCAATGCAGTATCTTGTGCTACATAAACTTTTGCAACACCACCGAATTGAGCATCCATAGCAAGTGTTCTAATTTCGTAATCTTTACGAGTTACTGCTCTATTTTGAGAACCATAGTTTGCTATTGCGTTTTCTCTAATTTCTTCAATAGTTTCACCACCAGCTCCACCTACTGCTGGTTCTAAATTAGTAACCGCTACCGATTGTTTTGATTGGTTATATTGTGGTAATGATATTGGTGTATATTGTATCAAATCTTCATCAAATTCAATTAAATTAATTGTTGATAAATCACCACTTTGTACATTTGACGAAATACCACCACCAGATAAATAATTAATTGTTAATGTAGTCTGTGATGGTGCTATACCATATGTTGATGTTTTTAAAAAATGTGTTGGGTCAAATGTTTCACCAAGTTTATCAATTGAATTGTTTAAACCCAAACCAACATTTTTAGTAGATGGTATTAATATCTCATCACTTACATCCCCACTACCACCACCAAAACGTAATTCAATATCACCAGTATCCATTACTTTTGTTGTAAATCTGCGAGGTGTGCGGATTAATTTTAATAAATATGGTACAGATTCTCTATATTGTGATAACGTTGGGTCGTTTGATTCTACATTTGGTATTTTTACATATATCATGTCTTGCGCCAAATAAGGAACTTCGTAGTATTTATTACCATTGCTATCAACCACATTACTTATTCCAATAAAGTTAGTATCACTTATTGATACGATTGGGTTTTTTATAAAACTAAAAAACTCTTGCGTTACAGATTTTGATTCTGCGCTTATTGCTTTTACTTTTTTTGTTATAAGATATAATAGTGGCTTAACACCATCTGTTTGAAATACACTAACCTCTCTATCAGTTGCATCATTAAAATCTACATCATCGGTAGTTGTAAAAATCAAATTAGTATTTAGAGTAGATTTTACTTGCATACCCTGTTTAATCTTCAACGCATAAGTATAATCAGGTTTATTATTAATACCACTTCCTGTACTTGGAACGGTTTGATAAACTGATAAAGTTGTTGTTGCTGGCTTTGATAATTTTGGTTTGTATCCTAAATTTTGTGCTTGAGTTAAAACGTTTTTATAGTTTCCAGCTAAATTAATAAATGATTCTTTTAATTGAGCATCTGTATAATAAGAAAGAACATCACCAACAAATGCAGCTTGTTCCAAAAACATCATACCAGGCGATGCTTCATTAAAATCGTTAAACGTATCAGCATAGTATGTTTTCGTAAATTCAATAAGAGATTGACGGAGTGATGCAAAATCTCTATTAAGATATTTTATATCTTTATTGTTTTTACCCCAATTTTTTTCGGTAGGTAGTAGTGCCATATTATACTGTTATATTTAATGAGTCTCTTGAATTGTTACCAGCAAATGATAAGGTATAATCCAATTGAATATCTATTCTATTATTATCTTTTGATGCATCATTAGATGATATGTTAATACCATTTATTGTTATAAAGGGTAGCCAAGTTGAAATTGAATCTTGTATTTCGGCTTGTATATATGCATAAGCATCTTGTCCATCTTGTTCAAATATAACCTTTCTTAAATCACATCCAAAATCTGGTATTCCCAATCTTTCTCCTCTATTAGTTAAAATCAAATTTTTAAGGTCTGATTTTATTTGTTCTTTTGTGGTATATGTAACAGCAAAGAATCCATTATTTCCAACAGTAAATGGAAGAGATACACCAACACTTTTGTCTTGGGTATCTATAATTAATGGTTTCTGTATAACGTATGCCATTATTTCTTATTAAACTTCTTAACTAATTGTGAGTAATCTCTTGTCATTGCTTTCATCAACACATCAACTCCCTCTGGATTCTTATGTGCCATCATTCTTGCTTGCTCTAATACCGATGGTCCACCTGCGGAAGCACCAAATTGGTCTGCCATATTTGATTCCTCACCAAATGAGTTATCACCATATCCTAACATATCAGGTGTAATTCTTGGAGTATGTGGATTTGCACTTCTTTTATCAAATCTCATTTCTCCCCAACTTCCATCATCCTTTGATACTGCTTGGTAATTTTCTTTTATTTGTGGTTTAGATGGTGTTTCCAATTCTTCGTTTAACACCTCACGTACCGCTTTGCGGATTTCTTCTTTAAGAGTTTTTTTCATATCTTCTCTTAAAACCTTAACTAAACCTTTAATTAATTCTGTTTGATTCATAATAAATTGTAGTTTATCTTATATAAATATATGTTATATGTTTTTTGGTTATTCTATTATAGTGTATCCTTGCCAAGTCAAAATACCTGGTCCAGGAGGAGCGGTGGGTGGATATTGTGATATTGTATTACATATGCCACCAATTGTTGTTAAATGTATTTTTGCAGCTAATACAATAATTTCTAAAAATGTATTTATAGTTGTAGACGGTAAAATTGGTATTGGGGTTTCTATCCAAACGCCAGGATTTATTACAGTATTAGAAACAACTGATAGATTTAGTATAGTACCTGGTGCTGGTATTAGTGGTGGTATTTTTCCCAATTCAACACCAACCCAATACGAAATTATTGCTTTACCATATAATGCAAGCGATTGGTTATAGAAATCTTCACTTTTTGAATTAGTACCTTGCATTAAAGCTAATATTAAAGTAGATTTCATTAATTCAGTATTACCTTTTATTGCTGTGTTTTTTGTAATTATATCAAAGCCACGCTTAACACATTCATCATATTTTTTTACAAAGAAATCGGCATAATCTTCAACGGAATCCCAATTTGGGTTTTCCATTTTGGATGCCAATTCTAATTTAAAAATAGTCCAAGACATTATATAAGATAATTTGTTTTAGAAAGACAATCCTTTAACTGATTACCTATTTCGGTAAATGCCTGTCTATTTATAGGACCAGGGGCAGACGGACCTGATGGAGTTGCTATTTGCATTTGATTTATAGCATCTATAAGTTGTGCAATTAAATTTGTAAATTTATTACCCAATACCATTTGTTGATTTACACTACCACCACCTAACATAATTTTACCATTCTCAACCTCAAACACCATATCATTTCTATTTTTTGCAGTAAAATACATATCACCATTATGTGTAGTAAAATCAATAGAATCAGTATCTATACTAACTACATCATTTGCAAATATAGAAAGTTTCTTTTTAGAAAACAAATATAAATCTTCTGCCTTTGAAGATATTGTTACTCTATCGGAATTTATTACGATTTGGTCTCCCTTCGCTTCACTTGGAAATTTGTGAGATGATTTTGAATAATTTACTACTGGTTTATATTTTGTAACATATTTTCCACTTGTTATATGTAATGATGTTCCATCTTCATTAATATCTTCATCAACTATATCATATATCTTTTTAGACATATTATCAATCGATTCTCCATTACGAATTATAACAGCCGGGTCAAAAATTCCATTTGTTTTATCATCGTGTAAATATCCACTCAAACGAATTGAGTTTCCAAATCTACCTTGTATAACATTATCACCTTCTCTTAAAGATAATTGATGTATTTTTAAATCTCTCTTAAAATAATCGCCCTGAAATCCTTTTCTTATGGTTTTTTTAATTGCACCATTTGATTCATTTGAGTTTGAAATACCCGTAGCTGCAACTTCGTTTACTTGTGATGCTTGTGTTTGAGAACTATCATTTTCATTTGAATTTTTTTTTGTAAGAGATAATAAAGATGGATTTGTGTTAAAATTAACAGAGTTACTATAATTTGTAAGTGTATAATACCATATACCAGATATTTGCTGAACAAATACCATCTCACCAATTACAGGTACCAATAAATTGTTTTTGTTTAATGGTATAGCAACTGGTAAATTGTTTTCATTTAATTCAGCACCCGATGGAAATTTAAATTTAATACCACCATATATGTTTGCATTTTTTGTAACATAATCATCCGATTGGTACTCTTCGTATGCTTTATTTATTGGATTTAGGGTATTATCATCAATATCATCAAACGATGTAATGACACTATGAACAATAGCAGCCTTTTCAGTATGCGTTTTTCCATAAGATGTTACAGATGATGTTGAGGTATGTCCTCTGTGATAATCAAACCCAGCCATTTATTTAATCCCCTGTCTTAATTGTTCTAATTCTTGTTCTATTTCTTCTAACTTATCATCAGTCTTTTGCTCAATCTTTGTTGCAGTATCTTCAATTTCTTCCATTAACTGCTTTCTATCCTCATCACTTAACCAACCATCTTCACCATTACTCTTACCTTCCGCAAGAATCAATCTTTGAGCAATCGTAGCCATTTTAACCAAATGGTCATCGTTACTAATTGACGCATTTATTAACTGCGTAATCATTGGTGTTAGTTGTATAGCATCCTGTGGGTTACGAATTAGTTTTCGTAGTTCCTCAATAAGACCTGAAATGTTTTTCTTTTTACCTTGTTGGTTTTCGTATATATCTTTTAATAGGGAAGAAAAAGATTTTCCCTTAAAGATTTCAAAATCCATATCAATATTACCCATAATAACTCTTTGTTTAGTATAAATATTATACATAGAAAAAAGGTGGTACAAGACCACCTTCTAACTATCTTTTAATTGTTTTTGCCCAAAAGGGGTCATTTACATCATCCATTATATCACCATCATCTAAAAACTGGTCATACAACTTAACTTGTGTTTCTTTCATTTTAGCCACAACCTTCGTAATGTAGTGTGTTTTATGACCTGTCATTTCTCTTACCAAAAGATATAAAGACTTCTTATTGAAACTTTCTATATACTCTGCTCTACGAAATAACTCTAAAATAGAATCTGCAATTTGAATATCTCTTTTCTTTGTAAAAATACGATTTAGATTCTCATCCCAATATTGAAGCATTCTATTGTTAAATATTTTGAACTCTTCATTATGTTGTGTTTCTTTAAAATCATTTTCAGGATTCCAATTCTCTGGCATCTCTGAAATCTTTGATGTACTTTTATATCGTTTGTAGTTTGAGTTGTTATTTAAGATTAAATAGTTTCTAACTGCAATCGTAAAGTATGAGAATGCTTTTCCTTTATCTTGTTGGTATTTGTGTATTTTTTCCAATAAGAAAGAAATAACTTCTTGTTTCGTATCTTCTTTATCATCATCAAAGTAAGTAAATTTCCAAGTATTTAAAACATTTTCCGCTAACTTATAAAAAGAATAGTAGATGTGGTCTCTAAACAATAAGTTTCGTTCTCTTTCGCTTGATGAGTTATTATACGCTATAATAGCAGCTTCGGTTTCTTCCGTAAAGTAACGGGTATCTTTTTTCTTCCTTCCCACTATTCCTCCTCTTTTTTACCAAACTCCGAATTTAATAGTTGTTCGTTTTTTTCTACTATTTCCTTTAAATCTGCAAATACAGAACCCACTTCATCATCTGATTGAAATGCGCCGGTGGAATCTATTTCTTTCATTGTATTATAAATTCCTTTGAATATAGTTAAGTTGTTTTCAATCTCATCTTCCAATACTTCTAATTTGCGAAATAGATTATAATTCACATATAAAGAACCAATAAAGAGTGAGGATATTATAAATATTGTTACTATCATATTAAATTACTTCATATCCCATTTGTAGGTATTCCTGAACTTTCTTCTTTTTAATCATTTCAGTTTTACCTTGTGGAGATTTTAACATTAATTTTTCATTTCTACCTAAAGTTTCGTAAGAAGTTTTTTGAATGGTAGTGGTATATTGTCTATCACGAATAGTTAAACCATTTAAGTGGTCAATCTCATGTTGAACACAAACTGATTCTAACAAATCAACATCATCCATTAACTCATACCCATCTTTGTATTCTCTACGAGATGTACCAAAGTGTAACTCTTCTGAATAGTTATCAGCTTTGATTGTAACCTCATAGTTACGAATTGTTTTTAATGGTTTTTCTAATGTCTTTGGAATAGATAAACAACCTTCTAAATAAATTAAAGTATCCTCACTACTTTTAACGATAGTAGGATTTACTAAAATCATAGGTTCTTCTCTTACATTGATTACACAAATTCTTTTATTTAACCCAATTTGATTTGCACTCATACCCAAACACTTATGTTCTGCAATAGCAGTTAAAAGTGCAGCAGATGCTAACTCTTCTTCAATCTTACTAAATTTGGTATTAGGGATTGGTTGTTTTAACGCATGAATATCGGTTACTAATTTCATTTCTTTTATTTTTTATTTACTTTTACAAATATACAACTTTTAAATGATTTTACCAAATAATTAACTATATTTTATTAAAATACCCACCAATATCGAATTTTGAGTTCATATTTATAGAACCAGCTTCGTTTGGTACAAATTTTTGTGGGTCTACCAATCTAAAATCAACAGAAACTCTTGTTGAATCAGTATCATTGTTTTTATTACCATGCATTAGATTTGCACCATTGAATATCAATATTTCACCATATCTTACATAATATGGTTTATAATCACCTTTATCCTCTTTACTTTCCATCCAAATGGTGTTATTAGTCCAAGCATCTGTAAATGGTAGCCAAAAATTTACCTCACTTGCTCCATGATTGTATGTTTTATCTTTATGCCATTCACCCACACCCAAATTTCCATCTGCTAACTGAACTCTAAATGATGGAATTGATTGATAAATTACTTCTTCATATTCAAAACGTTCTTTTAGTTCTTTAACTAATTCTAAATAAGTTGGTAAAAACTCATTTTGAAACTTTTCATAATATCGCTTGTGCCAGATGGTAGATTGGTCTTTTTCTCTACTCAATAAATCGTAATGTTGTATTTTGTGTAAATTCTCCAAACTTTCACCATTTGTTTCTAGTATTTTGGATACGATGTTCCTAAATGGATATTTTTGTACATCATATGTAATCTTATAGGGTATAGGTAAATACATAACTAAAATAATTTATATTTTTCTTTTAATTTTAAATCGTTTTGTTTAATTTTGTTGATTTCATCATCATTTGCAAGTGCCTCATGTGTTAATGATACTGAACCATTTACTTTGAAATTTACTAATTTGTAGTTTTGCTTACCATAGTTTCTGTTTTTAACAAATAACCAATCATCTTGTCCCCAAATCATCATTTCTTCTGGTATTGGAATCCAACTATTTTTATGTACAAATAATACACAACCATATCCACCATTACGATGTTCTATTGGTTCTAATCCAATTTCATAGTTAGTTTCGGCCATATGATGGTTTTTTTCATCCATACCAATCAAACCTACCTCTTCTGTAATAAAATCACTTAAAGAATACAATATATTCCAATCCATCCAATTATCATCGTTTAGAACCAACAACTTATCATATTGTGCCATAGCTGCACCTTTATTCCAAGGAGCAGTTACATATGTATTTCTACCTTCCAAAATATGTTTTAATTTTGGTAAATCCGTAATCGGTGTTTTGTTTGTAGTATTATCAAACAAAAGAATCTCACCAATTAATGGGTGAGAATCTAATTCTTTAAGTGTTTCTTTTAATCTATCACACTTCCATAGAGTGGGTATAATAACTGAATACATTATAATATATTGTTATGTAAATCTAAATATTTATTTAATTGTTTATCACCTATTGTTTCTTTTGTTATATATTTTTTCCATATGGTTGGCATATATGAGTTCCAATTATAGCTTTCGCTACATAATGTAACGTGTGATTTTGATACATCTACCATTTTTCCAGGATAACCTTCTACTGAAAATCTTCCTTTTTCAAAACTATCCCACCCATCTATACTAAATAATTTTTCTGTATTAAACCAAAAAAATGTTCCACTATAATGCCAATTAGTTGTAACCCAAGGAGGACATGGTACAGTTATTTGCATTATACCACTAAATGTTTTATCATTTGTTAAATTGTATTCAATATTAGATAAATAATGTTCTTCTAAATTAAAAAAATACATTGATAATAACCAAATTTTTACTATATTATTTCCATTTCCACCACTTTTACTACCTTTATTATGTCCAAAAAATGTGATTGAATTTTTATTTTTAATTTCCTTTAAAGATTGAATAAAATACTCCGATTCTCTTGTTTCCGAATTGTTTTGTACAATTTCAATATCACAATTAGGAAATAATTCAATTAAATGTGAATTATTTTTAGACATATCATCTACTGCAATTTTTATAATCCTTTGTCCATTAAATGTTGATAAATAGCGATTTAATAAATTAATATTATAATTTGCAAATTCATTTATTTCGGAATTTTCAAAATAACAATAATACACTAGATTTTTAATCATTTGCTATATTTTTTTAATTATTATCAATACATCATCATACCTATCTTTATTTTTTCTCAAATCAATATATTCATATGATATTCCCAATAAATTACATTCATTATCAAAAAATTTCTTTTCATTATCCCAATCTTGTATATCTTCGATTATAAGAGTTCCACCTGATTTAATTTTTTTAAACCACTCTTTTATAGATATTAATTGGGTATTTAAAGTATGCGGACCATCATCTATTAAATAATCTAAAGAATTATCAGCAAATTTATTAATAGTATTAATATCATATGCATCTTCGTATAACATGGTTACATTTGGAATGGTATTGACAAAATCTTTATCATTTTCATTCATTTCATGTCCATTATCAATTCCAAAAATTGATGAATTTATAAACCAATTACTTAATAATTGTAAAGAATCTCCCCTTCTTACACCAATTTCTACAATAGTTAATTTTTCTGTTTTTTTATCAGTAAATTCATTTGAATAATAACCATCAATATAATCGTGTAAAGTACCTTTATCACTTTTTGGTTCTAGTTTGTTGTAATAATCTGCAAATGTCATAATTTTTTTTTTTAGTTTTTCCAAAATGAGTAAATACCATTATCTATCTCATACGAATCCCAAACGAATTGTTCTCTTTTAGGTTGTTTTTGAGCCCACTCCCACATATCCTTCAATCCATCTTCTAATTCGGTTTTGTGTTCAAATCCCAATATATCAATCGATTTCTTCCAAGTTGGAATGGCATGTTTAACTTCATGTCTACCTTCTTTATATTCGATTGTACCACCACCAATTACTTTTTGTAATACTTTACACGCATCGTTGATTGTAAATTCCTCTACACCACCTAAATTGATAATTTGATTTGATGCTTCTGGTAAAATAGCAGATTTCCATAGTGGTTCAACAATATCATCAATACAACTAAATGCTCTCGTTTGTTCTCCATCACCAAATATAGTCATTGGTTTACCATTTAAGTGCTGATACATCCAAATACCTAAAACATTTCTGTACTTATCCCAAATGTTTTGATTTCTACCATACACATTATGTGGTCGGATAATACACCAATCTAAACCATGCTGTTCTCCTGCAATTTGTATATCCATTTCACAACCATATTTTGCCACACCATATGGGTCAATTGGTGCTTGTTGTTGGTTCTCATCAAAGATACCACCTTCGCCATGTCCATATACTGCAAGAGTAGAAGTGAATACCAATCTTTTAACATTATATTTAATACAATTATTTACTATTTTAGCAGTTGCAACTAAATTGTTTTCATAGTTGTACTTTCTGATAAACGGTGATAATCCTTCGGCCGCATAAGCTGCTAAATGAAATACATAATCAAACTTATATACCTCAAAACAATTTTCAATTGGGTGATTGACAATATCTTGATTCCAAAATGTTACCTTTGGATTAATATTTTCTTTATATCCACCACTTAAATCATCAATACCTACTACTTCTGCTTCTGGTACATTTTCTATGATGTAATCTGCTAATCTACTGCCTAATAATCCAGCTACACCTGTAATTAATACTTTCATTATTTCCTCTTTAATATAGTTAAACCATTGTTATTTGTATATCTTTCGTGCAATTCCCAGTGTGGATTTGCTTCTAAAAACTCTTCAATTGCTTTCCACAATCCCATACCTTCTTCAAACCAATCATCTCCCGTTGTATATCTTTCTCCAATAAATTCATAAGTTGTTGTATCGTGAAATGCAATATACTTTCGTGCTTTATTACCATGTAATTCCAATTCAATTTTTAATTGGTCATAGTGATGTAATGTATCTATGAATAAAAAATCAGTTTCTTCGATTATTAAATCACGAGTATCGGCTCTCTCAAACTTAAAATCAATCCCATGCATTTCTGCTAATTCGTATGCAACATTGATACCGGGTGCATCATTATAATCATATGAAATTAAAGTTTTGGGATTACCCATCATAAACGCAAATGTGGATACTACCCAACGGACTCCCATTTCGGTAATATGCTCACATTCTTCTGCATATTTTTTTAATGTAGGTAAATGTTCGTTAATATCAGATGGAGTATGACACTTTTGTTCGTAAATCCTTTCTAGTGGAGACATGTTTAATTGTTAATTCATTAATAAAAGGTAGGATAGCTAATTCTTTAGCTTTTGCTTCTACCATAACATCTACATCAATATTATAAGTATCTGGTAGGTTTGTAATATAATCTGAATGTGCTTGTGGTTTTATTTTTGCATCACTTTCATGTAAAGCTTTTGATTCTGAATAGTGAACTTCTGGCTTTACACCTGATTTGTTCCAAGTAGATACTGCAAGGATAAGAGCTTGTTGTTCGGTTAAATCACCGGTACAAAATTGGTGGTGGTGGTAATCGAATACAATTGGAATACCAATCTTATGATGAATGTACATTAAATCTGCAACAGAGTACATAGATGCCTTATCATCATTCTCTATTGTCAATCGTTTCTTTACACTGTCAGAGAGTTTCTCAAAGTTCTCACAGAATCTATCCATCGCAGAGATTTTATCTCCGTAGACACCATTACAATGAATATTAATATTGTTGTATGGAGTTTTAGATAATCCCATCAAATCAAATACTTTACCATGTAGTTCTAAATCTGTGAAAGTGTTTTGGACTACTTTTGGATTGGGAGAAACCAATACGTTGAAAGGACCTGGATGTGAATTAATACGCAAACCATTTTCTGTTGCATAAGTACCGCACCCTTTGAGTATATTTGCTATTTTATTGTAATCAGGTAAATCTTCTAAATTGTACTCACTACCCCACGGAAATACATCGGATGAAATGCGGAATAGTTTAATACCATTCTTAACATTCCATTTTAGAATTTCAAATAAATCACGTGAATTTTGCAATCCTAATTCGGAAGCATATTCAATACCACGTTCGTTAAATGTTTTTTTGACCATACTACGATTGGTAGTAATGCGTGGAGTTTGTGCTCCCAATGTCATATTGATACAAGCATAACCTAAATTCATATTTTTATAGTTTATAGTTTAACTTAAAATCAAATATACAAATAATTTTTGATAAATCCTAATTAAATTTCCCATTTATTTTCAGGACAACCAGTTTTTTCTGGTACAAACACTTTTGCTCTTAATACACATCCACATTGTCCGCAAATCTTAACCATACCAACTCCCAAATCTACCTCTTTCATAAAAGGACAAGAATTACAGGTTTCTAATCGTTGTGCAGCAATAGCAGATTGTTCTAATGTTGGGTCTACCATAACCGCATATGCATTGAATATTTCTTTTACTTTTGACAATTTCATATTAATAACTTTTTTGTGTAAAATCTTCTCCGTCTTTTAATTTATCCAAATCCCTTTGATTTCCTTTTTGAGTACGCATCCAATACTTTATAGCATGTCTATCGTTAATCCATAACGATTTATTATTCCAATCAAAATCAGATAAGGTATAATATGGTGCTTTTGATGTTATTGAAACAGTTTCTTCTGTATCTTCGAATTTGTTTATATTTTCATCTACAATTTTCCCATCGTATTCCAAATCTCCATAAATTTCGTAGTTTTTATCAACATCTTCAGTAATCTGTTCGTTATTTGTATATTCTACCACTTTTTTTGGTTTTTTCTTTCTATCTTGCTCCAAAGCAGTGTTAAATGCAATCAAAAGTGTTACCGCCATCGGGTCAAACACAAAAATTAGTAAAAATATGAAGAATTTTACAACTGAATTGATTGGTAAGTCGAATGATTCGGCAATAAACTTAAATCCACCGATTTCTCGCTCTAAATCTAGGTTGTTATTCTTAATTTCGTTGATTTTTATGTTCCAAACTGCCATTGAGTCATTCAAAACACCAATTTTAGTGGATAATTTAGTAATTTGCCTATCTCTGTTGTCAATTGAACGGATTAATCGGTTGTTTACCTTACCACTACCTAACAAAGTACCTGAATTTTGTTGTAGATTACCCATTTGTGAGTTAAGTTGAGCAATTTGTTGCTCATTTTGGGTAATTTTACTCTGAAACACACCTATCTCTCTACTAACCACATCACTTTTTAACGATGTTGATTGATATGCGTTGGATAAGAACCCAAAAATACCAGCTGATGTGATTACAACCAGTATAAGAACACCTAAAAGTAGATATGTTCTTAATAATTTGTTAGTAGTATCCCAATATTGGTGTAGGTAGGACGCGGAAACGAGTTTAGCAATCTCCAAAGATGTTCCCATCACTGCAACTGCTAAACTTGCTCCACTAAATAATAATGCTAAACCCGTTACTGAAAAGAATGCTGCACATCCGGCAACTGTTAGTGCCGCCAATCCAACTAATATAGTAAATGGTTTCATTTGTTTTTAGTATGGTCCTTCGTTGTTCTCCAAATCAACTAGCTCTCTAATCTTTTGAGAGGTATAGCCAATTTCTTCGATTAACTTAATTGCATCGGATTGTGTAGCTTGTGTTTCACTTTTTGCAATTTTCATTAAGTAGTCTGTACGAACATCCACTCTTGATAATAGTTCTCTAACTTGGTCTCTGTATTTCATAAAACATTTATTTATTATAAATATGGTAAAAAATAAAAGGGTAGAAAATCTACCCTCTTATTACAAATATACGAAACAAATTTTACTTTAACAACTTTATTTGTAGTTTTTTTGCTAATGTATCCTCTTTCTTTGGAATAACGATTAAAAGGACACCATTTTTGATTGAGCACTCTGCTTTTTCTAAATCGTAATCTTTGTTGATTGTAATTGCATCATCAATCTCTTTAATTAAATTGGATTGGATACTTTCAACATCTTCTTTTTTAGCCTTTACTTTTAAAATGTTGTTGTTGGCTTCTACTGTAACATCTTCTTGTCCATATCCCAATACGGAATAGGCAATTTCTAACTGCACATCATCTTTTGATTGATATACCGCATTTTGTGATAAACGAACTACCGAAGATTTTTCGGTTGTTGGTGCGTTTTGTAATCTACTCATTTCTTGTAATAATTCAAACATACTATTTTTATTTTAGGTTAAACAATTAAATTATACCATAGTATTATCAATTGCCATACCACATATAATACCCTGACAAATTGTCATAATTATTCATTATTTTGTGACTCAATTACTGTACTCATATGGTCAGCCCAATGCATAATGTAAGGAATTTTATATTTCATTCGTTTAGTAGTATCAAATACTTTTAAATATTTAACATTATCCTCATCATACATACCATCTGTAAGTTTCATACCAAAGTATTCGGCTTCCGAAACCTCAATACCATATTGCTGTAATAAAAACATAGTTCTATCGGTATGAGTCATATGAGATATATCTGGGTTAGCTATGTAAACTTTACCTTGATTTTTAACATGCCAATCAGATTGGTTTACAATGTAGTATGGTTTACCTTTAGTTCCCAATTTACCTAAATCGTGATGTAATGCACAAAAGATTAATTCTTCATCTGTAAAATCGGTGATACCACCCATAGAAACAAATAGTTCTTTTACTTTCAATGCATTCTTACATACATTAAATATGTGGTCAATATACCCACCTTCATAGCAATTGTGGTATCCTTTGTTTCCGCTAGCAGGTGATAGTGCTAAACTGATACCCAACTCTTCTTCAGAATACATAAGTAGTAATCTTTCTAATCTATCTCCGCTAAAATATTTTCTGATGATACCAATGAATCTTTCGTAATTTTTTTGTAACTCTTCGTTTGTATATTTTTTCATAACTATTTTTTCTTTTGTACTAAATTTTCTTGTGTAATTATTTTATATAATAACTCTACATCTTCTTCTGTTTCTAAAAGAGGGAGTTCCCCGTAATCAAATACTGAAATTTTGTATTCACCCTTCTTTACACCAATCATGTTACATTCATCTGAAGCAGTACTTAATAAAGCAGGACGAGCTGACATATCACCATCCCAGTTATTAGGTAAAGGTAAAATGTAGTAGTGATAAACTTCACCAGTATCATCATTTTCTTCTTCGTGTTTTATAGCGTTCCATTTTTTAAAGGAAGCATCTGTAATAGGTGTTTTCGGAAATGTTAGCATGAAATAATATATTTTTTAATTTGAACTCAAAGTTACGAAATTTCGAGCACATAATCAAATAATTTCAGACTTTTATTTTGAAGCAGTAACTAATGTAGGTTCAGTTTGTTTTTTAGCTCTTTTTCTTTTTGGTTTTACAGCTATTAACTCTTTAACTTTTATGTCAACAATAAGGTCTCTGATTTCAGCGCAGATTTCATACTCTTCCGTTTTTTCGTAGTATTTAATTAGTTCAGCTAAAAACAAAGTGTAGTCCTTTGATTTGATTGTTGCGTAGATTTTTGTTTCTTGGAAACGTAGGATGGCAACCTCATCCAGCTTATGTTCAAGTGAATACTTTATAGTATCATACAGATGTGGGAATATAGTATCTTTATTATCGGAAATATATTGTTTGATGGATTCCGAAGCATCCTCTCCAAAATAATCTTTCCAATCAACTTTAGCGTACATATCCGTAATTTTTAATAACTTGCGTACATCCATATTCCTATATAAATATAAGTTAATTACCTTTAAGGAAATCTTTATTAGCAGCTTTTAACGTTTCCGTAGTTTGACCTGCTGCATTTTTAATCATACTCACACCTTCACTTATACTAACATTACCAATTGTAGATATTGTTTTAATTGATTTTGCGTTACTAACCGCAGATTTACTCAAAGATACTACATTACTAACACCTGATTTTGCAGATTTTCCTAACGATATTACATTAGAAACTCCTGATTGTACAGAGTTTGCTGCTGATTGTGCTTTATTTGCGGCAGATTGAGCAGATTCTGCCAATGCTTTTATTTTAAATTTATTAGACTTTGGTTTAACCATTGTCGTTTTTGGTACTTTTATAGACATTTGAGGTATAACCGGCTTTTTGAATATACTAACTACATTACTGATTCCACCTTCTACCATACCAACTGCATTATCACCAGCGTTCTCTAAATTTGCTAAACTCTTTTTTGCCAGGCTTTTTGCTTCTTCGGCTTGTTTTAATACCTTTTGTTTTTTTAATTGTGAAAGTTTATCTAATCCCATTTTAATCAAAGGTGTGGCAATTGCCAATCCTCCTATTATTTGGCCAACAATTTTTGGTGCTTTGTTTATGGCTGTTTCTATTGTTATATTGTTCTTATATATTGAATTTACATCTGTTAAAGTTTTATCTGTGGTATCTTTTAAAAAATCAGGTAATTGTAAAATAGATTTAATTGTAGTATCTTCAATTTTTATATTTTCTTTACTATTTAACAAACTTTCTTTAAATTTACCACTACCATCGAAATAATTTGATATAAATGTAAAATCTCCTAAAATTCTATTTGATTTACCCCCACGTGCTTTTACAATATCTTCCGTAACCATTTGAACGTTTTTATCAACAAAAATTATATCATTTTGTTCTTCAAATAAATACAATATTTGTTTTAATATATCCTCATCAATTGGATTACCACTCCCATCAAACCCAGCATAACTTTTAATACCAGTTGAACCCGCATTTCCTATTTTAGATAATTCACTACCTTTTTCGGTTTCAAATTTTGTTTTTAAGTATTTTATTAAACCATTACCACTATTTGTAAAATCAAGTTTAATAATAGTTATATCTTTTATTGTATAATATGGATTATTTTCGTTGTATGCGATTTGTAAATCTTTATATATATGTTGAGGAATATATACTACCTGTGGGTTTGTACCACCTACTATTTGAATAGCAAAGTTAATTGCCTTTTTTGGAGACACAAACACTTTGTAATTGAGTTGTTCATCTGGATTCTTTGTTGGTAAAAAAAGTACATTCTTTTCAAAGTTTCCCCTAAACTCAATAGTTTCACTATCTTCGGTTAGATAGTACCCATAAGTATTTGTTGCATTTTTCACTATTATCTACCTTGACCTCTATACTTTTTAGGCTTTTCTTCGTATTTACTATACGATTTCTTTGCCTTTCCTTTTGTTCTTTTGCCGAAAGTTACCTTTTTATTACCAGTTCCAGCACTCACTTTAGCTTTTGCCATAGTCTTAATTGTTATAGGTTTATTTCCTATAAATATCGTAGACACAAAAAAAGTAGTAGATAAAATCTACTACTTTTTGATAATCGAGTTAAACATAAAATCTTTGTACGGGAGGTTGGTGGGGTTTGGGTTTCGTTTCTTTGGGAGTAACTATGGACCAAATATATAATCCCCACCAACATCGTACTTTATCGTAACCTTAATTTGTATAAGTCAAAGATACGAAAATTTATTCACTAAACAAAATCTTTTAAGGTTTTTTTATAAAATTGTATTATATAAAGAACTATCGGTAAATATTGTAGAAATCGTTGTATTATTCTTCTTTTGGTACGGAAATGTTATATTTATATACAAATAATACAAAATATAAATTTATAAAAACAATGCAATTACTTTTAATTCTTACCTTATGTGCCAGTTTAGTTAGTGGTATAGTAGTTAAATTCAATAACGATAGACCTACAAAATACCGCTCTCACCAAAAAAATTTAGATAATAATAAATTGTGGCCTAACTAAAAAAGAAAGCCATAACCAATACTATCACAAAAAATGAACCTGTTTCTTTACGAAATTTAGAAGTTCTCAAAAAATACAATCCATTTTCTTTTAAACTATAAATTAAATTTATAGAATAATAACCAAAAAGAAATGCAATAGCATCACCAGTATGTATCATTGTATGTATTGTGATAGTAGACGATATGAGTATTGTAACATATACTCTTCAAAATCTTTTTTGTTTGCAAAATCAACCGATTCTGTTTTAATATAATCAGTACAAAAAGAAGCCAATTGTTCTGGCTCCTCTTCTATATCTGTTTGTAAATCTTTTATTGCTTCTTTATATCCAATTTGATAACCAGAATCATACAATTCCAATAAATCTACTGCGGTATTAGATACCATGTGAGAGTTTTGTATATTCATAAAGGTTATAAAAAAGATTTCTAAATGCAGTACCCTTTGAATCGGCTGCTTCAAACTCTTCATACTTTTCTAGTGGAACTTGCTTATAAATATAAGATACCCCATGCTTAAAATGTACTGTCAATAATCGTGTCTCCGTATCGTAAGATGATGAATGGATTGTACTACTTTGTTCTGCTGAATTAAATTCTCTAATCATTTTCTTTTTTGTTTTTAGGTTTATAAAATATTTCCATAAAAGTGGTTACTAATAAAATTAGTATAAAGGGCGTCCATAAAGGAGCAAACACTACTATCCAAGGTATATCTATGTACCACTCAATTTTTA